GACAGTCCAAACCAAAAGGATCGAGGCAAAAGGGACGACAGCAAGCTAGCGATGAGGGTTTACCGTGGGGAAAAAGCAAGCTCTGGCAGCCTGAACCCGCAGTGGGTCGAGTGGCTAATGGGATACCCGGTCGGGTACACCGACTTAAACAATTAGGTAATAGCATCGTGCCGCAAGTGGCGGCGCGGATATTGTGGGCTATCAAGGAGGCGCACAATGGCTAGGCAGATGTACGAAACAGCAGCCGACCGCGCAAAAGAGCAAGCACTAGCCAATGCTTTCGCTGAACACGGCTATGATTTCTACAAGCTGCCAATCCAGTATCGCCTCGACTTTGTGGTGTTTAAGGACAACAAGGCCAAGGCATTTATTGAGGTTAAACATCGCAACGTGCGGCTCTTGCAGTACGACACAGCGATGGTGAGCCTGTCTAAAGTGATACAAGCGCGGCTGTTGACGCAGCACACTGGCTTGCCAGCGTATTTATTAAACGTATATAAGGATAACATCGCTCGCTTTGACTTTGCGGGTGATTACACATTGGGTAAGGGTGGCAGGAGCGACAGGGGCGATGCCCAAGACGCGGATATCTGCGCCTATTTTCCGATCCAAGCCGCACTGGTCGTGCGGTAGTTCTAAAGTTTAGGAGTTAAAAATGGCTTTAGGTTTTACAGAGACTAGCAGTTCCGGCGGCGGGGATTTCCTGCCTATTATGAAATTCAGTGCAAAGGATGGTTCATTCGTGCGCCAAGATCGGCACCAAGGGGCAGACGGCCACTGGGAAAAGAGCGAAACCGAAATGGAATTGCCCTTTAAGGTGGTGATGGATATGGACGCAATCGAGGTTGGGTTTATAGCTTTTACCACGACTGGCCCTGACTTTCGTTTCGTTAAGGTTGGCGAGCCAATGCCGGTCAAGCCCAGTGACGAACACAAGGAAGGTTTCCGCATCCGCATGTACAACAAAGAGATCGGTCTGCGCGAGATGAGCAGTAGCAGCAAGATCGTGCGTAATCAGATGAACGATCTGCACGATGCGTTCTTGGCTGGCAAGGCTGACAATGCGGGCAAGGTGCCGGTGGTTGAGATCACCGGCTCTGATCGCATCCAGATCGAGACTAAGGCACAGGGAACGCAGACGTTTCGCTCGCCAAAGTGGTCGATTGTTGGCTGGGTTGATCGCCCGGCTGGACTAGATAAGGCAGAAGCTGCCCCAGAACCCGCCGCTGTGGCAGCCCCAGTAGCTGCAACCCCTTCAGTTGTTGAGGGCGCTGATTTGTTCTAGCGGCGGTAGTGACCGGCGGCGGGTTTCCTCCCTTGCCCCGCTGCCGGTCACGCTTTTAAGGGGGCAAGGGATTGGGGTAATGAGATGACAAACATAGCAGCATATATAGAGCAGGTGGCGAGGCATTATTGGGGTGAGCCGAACCCGCGCCTTTCCAAAGGCACAGAGATGCGCTGGGGAAACCACGGCAGCAAGAGCATTGACGTGCGTAAAGGGGTTTGGACAGATTTTGAGACTGGCGAAAGCGGGGGCGTGGTGGCATTGGTAAAAGCAAACGAGCCAGCCTCGATCAACGGCAACATTCCTGACGTGCTTGAGAGAAAATTCGGCATCAGCAAACAGCAGCAAAAGAGCCTACCTGTCGTGCCGAGCCTCGCACGTTCTTACGATTATTATAATGCAGACGGCGTTCTGGCCTATCAGGTGCTGCGCTTTGACAACCCCAAAACATTCAGACAGAGACGCCCGGATGACCGGGGCGGTTGGATAAACAGCATCAAAGACATTGACCCGCTGCCGTATAACCTGCCAGCGATAATCCAAAACCCAACAGCGCCGATATTTATTGTTGAGGGCGAGAAATGCGCCGATGCACTGATTGAGCTTGGCCTGATCGCTACCACCAACAGCGGCGGCTCAAAGAACTGGAAGCCGGAACTGGCGCAGTATTTCGAGCAGCGCAATGTCGTAGTGCTGCCCGATAACGATGAGGCCGGGCAAGCACACGCCGACACAGTGATCGCGGCGCTGCACGGCACGGTGGACAAGATCAAGCGCCTCGACCTGCCGAACCTGCCGCCAAAGGGTGACGTGGCCGACTGGCTGGCGTCTGGCGGTGATAAGGCGGCATTGTTGGCACTCGCCAAGCAAGCGCCAGTGGTTGAGACAGCGCCAGAGATACAGCCTGACATTTACCCGCTGTATGACGAGCATTACCTGATGACAATGCCACCAGTTGAGTGGATGATTGACGGCGTACTGACAAAGCACGGCTTCACGGTCATGTATGGCGCACCGGGAACAGGCAAGTCGTTCCTCGCCATTGATATGGCGCTGTGTATGGCTCACGGCAAATCGTGGCACAACAGGACGACAAGGCAAGGCACAGTGCTATACATAGCCGGTGAGGGCGTTGGCGGGCTGGGCAAGCGTGTAAAAGCGTGGAAGATGCACAACAGCATTGAGGGCAATGGCTCGCTGAAGGTGTTGCCAATGGCCGTTGATATGATGGATGAGGAGAGCATCGACAAGCTGCTGCGCACCATTGACAGCCTAAACACAGAATTTAGCTGCCTTGTGATCGACACAGTCGCCCGCAGCATGACCGGCGAGGAGAATAGCGCCACAGATATGTCGTCATTCATACGCGGTTGTGACGCAGTAAAGCATCACACCGGCTGCGGTCTGCTGGCGATACATCACGCTGGCAAGGATGCCAGCCGGGGCATGAACTCAATGCGCGGTAGCTCGGCACTAGCTGGCGCTGCCGATACAGTGCTGGCCGTTGGCAAGTCAGAGAACATCGTGGCGCTCTCAATGGATAAGCAAAAAGATGCAGAGCCAATGGACAAAATGACCTTCGAGATGGTCAGCATTGCCCTGATGGATGACACCAGTATCGTAATGAAACAGATCGAGGCGCAGGGCGCAACCAAGCGTCCAGAGCTATCAGCGCGGCAATATCATGCGTTCCAATCGCTGCAAAATACGCTGATAAAGTTGGTCGTTGATGCGGTGTCAGTGGACGTTTGGCATGACGCTCATAGGTCGAAATCACCCGATTTAACGAGCGCACAACGCAAAGATGCACGTCAGGGACTGCAAGATAAGGGTGTGGTGACGGTGCATGAAGGCAAAGTGTGGATTAACAAGGAGTTAGCGGGAAATGTGGGGTGACCATCCCACACCTATCGCACGTTCATCGCAGGGTGGGGCGGGTGCGATGATCCCTAGGGATCGCACCCCACCATCGCACCCCACCCAAAGGAGGGTAAATTGAAGGGAAAAATGAGTAAGCCAAGCAAGCAATACTATGCGCCTAGTCAGATGACGATGCGCCGTATGCAGGATGCGCTGCATCGCTACGATGATCGCGTCAGTGAGGTAGAGCGCAAGTGGGGAGTGGATCGTCTGATCTGGGTAGTGGGTGGTGATCTTCGTGATCGCTTTGAGGCTCAGATGGATTTGCTCAATGCTGCGATAGATAAGATGCAGGACGTTGAGCATCAGGTTGACGTGACGTTGCGCGGGGTTGCTGCGCTTGAGCAGGCCGCTATCGCTGCCGGAGTGCAGCCGCTAACAGGCGAGTGGATCGAGGGCAAGATGCCTGATGGCCGCGTGTTGGCTATCGTGCCGAATGATTACGAGGTGAGCCGCGTCAAGCGCGACAACAGCGAGATGGTGGTCTACAGCGTGGATGAGATCGGCAGGCTGTTGGCAGCGTGGGATGAGAGCAAGACAGTTGACGCTGTTAAGGCTGCGTTCTCCGGTGCTACAGTTGAAAAGGTGAAGACAAGAACTGAAAAGGAACTGAACGATGAAATCCCTTTCTAGGAAATGGTCGGTGATGCCGTCACGCGCCATCAATGATCGTGAGTTAAAGGAACGCGAATTGCGGGTGCTAGGAGCGTTGTGCGTCCACACTAACGCGGCTGGTGTGTGTTGGCCTAGTATGGAGACGTTGTGCGCCGTGACAGGGCTTGCATCGCGCCAGAGCATCCACAATGCTATGAAGGTGTTGAAGCGCAAGCGTTACGTCCGGCAGCTACAGCCGAAAGATTATCAAGAGACAGCGACAGGCTGGAAGAGCAATAGGTATCAAGTACTTTGGGATGGAGATGAGGCATTGCCAACATATGAGGAGGTAGACAACGCAAAGCCGTTGCAGTTACGCAGCGACCAAGGTGACGAAGACGTAAAAGAAATAGGGGGTCTGGGGGATAAACAAGTAAACACTCACACACACGCTGACCCAGTCGCCGAGGCCATCACCCACGCATATCTGCGAGCCGTGCAGCAGGCGACCGGGCAGGTGCGGATGTATGACAACGAGATAGCACACGCCCGCAAGCTGGCTGCTGCTGGCTTTACTGTGGCTGACGTGACAGCGGCAACGCTGAACGTGTGTGACAGTGCGCTTGAGCGCAGGGCAGGGGTGCCATCGCTCTATGACGTAGCGCAGGTCATGTCGTGATGTACCGCGCAACAGACGTTGGTTTGTCGAACTACAGCGCACAGAAAAATCGCGCTGCCGCTGCGGAAAAATCGACCCCTTGCCCCCCGCCCACCGCTACTGCGATAGGGGGGTGTCGCACAAAATTTTCGTCCGAAACGTCAAAACGTCAAAACGTCATAACGCCAAAGCCCTGCCGCGATTGCGACAACGGCTTCATCCGCGAGCCGGATGGCTATGGTTGCGTCCAGTGGACTTCGTGTTATTCTTGTGGTGGAACAGGAGAGGCCGATGATTGACGAGGGCGATGGCTCATTTGAGCGTAAACTAACTAACCGACAATGCCCGCGCTGTCGCAGCGCGATTGTGTTGCGCCGCGATGACGTGCATAAGCGGGAGTTCGATTGCACTGTATGTAACTTAAAGATTATTGACGTTAAAGGGGATACCGAAGGATGAATAGATACGAATTATTAGACGCCGCCAAGGAAACTGTGGCTGATCGCGGCGAGGATTACGGCAGCATATGGGAAAATCACGAGCGCATTGCTATTATATGGACTGCGCTCATTGGCATACAGATCGAGCCGGAGCATGTGGCTATGATGATGGCGGGCGTGAAGCTGGCTAGATTAGCGGCCACGCCGGATCATCAGGATAGCTGGGTGGATCTGGCCGGATATGCCGCAACTGGATCGGAGTGTTTGCATGTCAGACAAAACAACGCCAACGATTAGACAACAACGCGCAGCGCTGGCAGCGTCTGACGCTGACCGGCGCGAGGCCGTCGTGCAGGAGCTAGAGGCCATCGGCGCTGGTGAGGCGACTGACGTTATCCAGTGGGATGATATGGGTCGCGTCACGCTGACGCCCAGCGATGAGTTGTCTGAGCGAGCCAAGCGGGCGATCAAGAAGGTGAAGGTCACGCCCAATCAGTTTGGCAATCAGATCGAGGTGGAGATGCACGACAAGTTGTCGGCGTTGCGGCTATTGGCGAAGCATCGCGGGTTATTAGAGCCAAATGCGAATGATCAGAAGCCGAGCATGATTGGTATTAACATCACTGGGCCAACGGCGAAGATTGTCGAGATTGAGGGTGACGATGGGTAAGGTCATCGACATGAAGGATTATATTAGCGTCCGTTTTTTTAAGCACGATATTTTATGTGGCTATTGTAATCAGTTGACTAGGGGTCGGGTGTATGATGGCGGTGAGGCTATTGTTTGCACGGTGTGCAGCGGGCCTATGCTTGAGTTAACGAGTGACGAGTATTGCGGAGAAACCACTATTATTTTTGACCCAGAGGATTATGATGGCGCGAGCTAGAGCAGCAACAGACAGATCACCCCGGCGCAGGAAACAGCCAACCACTGAGGCTTTGGCGGGGTTGAATTTAGATTTTTCGGAAAGTCCAACGGTATGGGATTTTTTACAAGACGACAGTTTCGTGCGTGGATTGATGGGGCCGGTGGGGTCTGGCAAGACATTCGGTTCGTTAGCGGAAGTGATGTTGCGGGCGGTGAAGCAGGAGCCATCGCCGATCGATGGGATCAGATATACTCGGTTTGCAGTTATCAGGAACAGCTACCCAGAGTTAAGAACGACAACGATTAAGACGTGGCAGGAATTATTCCCTGAGAATGTGTGGGGGCCAATGCGTTGGTCGCCGCCTATTACCCATCACATCAAGCTGCCGCCGCGTGATGGCGCGGCTGGGCTTGATTGTGAGGTGATCTTCTTGGCCTTGGATCAGCCGCGAGACGTTAGGAAGCTGTTGTCGTTGGAGTTGACCGGCGGCTTTATTGACGAGGCGCGGGAGTTGCCGAAGGCCGTGGTTGACGGCTTAACATCGCGTGTCGGGCGTTTCCCGACTAAGGCGAATGGCGGCTGTACTTGGCGCGGCGTGTGGATGAGTACCAACCCAATGGATAGTGACCACTGGTGGCACTCGCTGGCCGAGAAAAACCCAATTCGCGGCAAGTATCCTTGGAAGTTTTACAAGCAGCCCGGCGGGGTGGTCGAGGGTACCAAGGAACACGAGGGTTCTATTTTCTCGGCTGAGAAATATTGGATCAACAACCCGCTGGCCGAGAACGTAAATAATTTACCGCCGGGTTACTACGAGCAGCAGTTAGCGGGCAAGACGCTGGATTGGATACAGTGTTACGCTGGGGCGCAGTATGTGTTTGTGCAGGATGGCAAGCCGGTCTGGCACGAGTTCTCTGATAGTTTGATGTCGGCTGACGTGCATATTGAGGAAGGCTGGCCGGTGCATATCGGGCTTGACTTTGGTTTGACCCCGGCGGCTGTCTTTGGGCAAAAGATGCAGAATGGGCGGTGGCACGTTGTGCATGAACTGGTGGCCTTTGATATGGGGCTGGAGCGGTTCTGTCATCATCTGCTGGCTGACATACAGCAGCACTTTCCAAAATCGGACGTTTTGATCTGGGGTGATCCGGCGGGTGTCAAGCGTGACGAGATATTTGAGGTGACGGCGTTTGAGCATCTGCGAACTATGGGTCTACACGCTAGGCCAACCAGCACCAACGACTTTATGGTTCGGCGTGAAGCCGGTGCTATGCCAATGAACCGTTTGATTGACGGCAAGCCGGGGCTGTTGGTGAATAGGTCGTGCGCCAAGGTGCGCAAATCTCTGGCTGGCGGCTATCATTTTAAACGTATGGCGGTTGGCGCGGGGCAGGAACGGTTCCGCGATGTGCCGAATAAAAACCAGCACTCGCACGTTGGTGACGCATTTGGCTATTTGATGCTTGGGGCTGGCGAAGTGCGGAACATCACGCGCAACAGCCAGTTTAGCAAACAGTTCAAGCAACTCAGCGCGAATATGGATTTCAATGTTTTCTGATTGGCGCAACGACCTATCCAGCAATCGCGGCGTCAGTATCGTGCCTTTTCACTGGGGTCACGCAATGATGGCCGAGTTGAGGCCGATGGATAAGGAATATTTCGACACTGTGCCTAATTATGTTGGCTTGTTGAAAAGCTACGCTGAGAACGACATGTCTTGCACGGCTATGGTCGGCGGGAAAATCGCCTGCTGTTTTGGTGTCGTTCAGTATTGGCCGGGTATGGCAGAGGGCTGGATGCTGACGACTGATAAGGTTGCAACACATCCTGTATCACTTACGAGGGGTGCGCTACGATATTTCAATAAGGTTGCAATAATTCTTCAATTGAAAAGATTGCAGATGGTGGTTGATTGCGATAATTCGTTTGCAATGAACTGGGTTAATGCGTTAAAATTCACGCAAGAGGGCGTAATGCGGAATTACGGCCCCAATGGCAATGATTATGTAATGTATGCGAGGTACTTCTAATGCAATCACCAAAAGCACCGCCACCTGATCCAGAATTGAAGGAAGCGCAAGAGCGTCAAACAGCACGTCTTGACGCGCAAGAGGCGCAAAAGATGGCGGCGATTGCAGCGCGTAGGGCTGCGCGGCGCGTAGGCGGCAAGCGTATGTTGTTATCCGGCGAGCGTCAGGATGCCGAGACTGGCGTTCAGACAACATTAGGAGTGTAAAATGCCGAAAGTTGTATCTAAAGAAGGTAAGGCTCGGCACTTTGCTTACAGCGCGGCTGGTATGAAAGCGGCCAAGGAGTATGCGCGTCAGACTGGTGGTCGCGTCACTGAGGCTAACATGAAAACCAAAATGGCGAAGAGGAAAAGCAATGCCTAAGAAAAAAGGTAAAGGATACGGCAAGTAATGGCAAAACCTAAACAAGTCTGGGACAAGAAGCGCCCAAAGGATTTGGGCAAGCCCAAGCAATTAAGTGCGGCAAAGAAGCGTTCTGCAATGCGGGCGGCTAAAAAAGCTGGACGCCCATACCCAAACCTTATTGATAACATGAGGGCAGCGCGTGGCTAGATCACCGGCTTGGACGCGCAAGGCGGGTAAAAACCCGGAGGGCGGTCTAAACGAGGCCGGTCGGCGCTCTGCCAAGGCGCAAGGCATGAACTTGAAACGCCCAGTCAAATCCGGCGACAACCCACGCCGCGCATCGTTTTTGGCAAGGATGGGTGGGATGCCGGGGCCAGAATATAAGAATGGCGAGCCAACGCGCCTGCTCTTGTCACTCCGCGCTTGGGGCGCAAGTTCCAAGGCAGACGCGAAAAAGAAGGCCGCAGCTATAAGCAAAAGGAACCAAGCCAGTGCATAGTGTTGAGCAAATCCTAAAGCGGCATGATGCCGCGCAGCGCCGCAAGGACAACTGGCGTCAAATCTACGAAGATTGCTATGAGTTTGGCTTGCCGCAGCGCAATCTTTACGATGGCTATTACGAGGGTGGCGGCTCTCCGGGCCAGAATAAAATGGTGCGTGTCTTTGACAGTACCGCCATCAATGCCACTCAGCGATTTGCCAACCGCATCCAGTCGGGCTTGTTCCCGCCATACGGCCAGTGGTGCCGCTTGGAGCCGGGGCCAGAAATCCCAGACGAGCGCAAGCTAGAGGCGCAGATGGCGCTGGATATGTATGCTGACAAGATGTTCAGCGTGTTGCGCCAGTCTAACTTTGATCTGGCTATGGGCGAGTTCCTGCTTGATCTGGCTGTCGGAACTGCCGTTATGCTGATCCAGCCCGGCGATGACCTGACGCCAATCCGCTTCACTGCCGTGCCGCAATATCTGGTGAGCATTGAGGAAGGCGCACACGGCAAGGTCGATAATGTTTACCGGCGTATGCGCCTCAAGGCAGAGGCCATTACGCAGCATTGGTCTGACGCAGAAATCCCCGACCGCTTGCAGCGCATGATTGACGAGAAGCCAACCGAGGAAATTGATCTGGTCGAGGCTACCTTGTACGATCCAGAGCAGGGCGATTATTGCTATCACGTCATCTGGGCAGAGGGCAAAGCCGGTCTGCTTATGCGGCGCATGAAATCATCGCCTTGGATCGTGGCGCGTTACATGAAAGTGGCGGGTGAGGTCTACGGTCGCGGGCCGTTGGTTACTGCAATCCCAGATATCAAGACGCTGAATAAAACGCTTGAGTTGCTGCTGAAAAACGCCAGCCTATCGATTGCCGGTGTTTACACTGCGGCTGATGATGGCGTTCTTAACCCGCAGACAATCCGCATCGCGCCGGGTGCCATTATCCCAGTGGCGCGTAATGGAGGGCCGTCTGGCGAAAGCCTCCGGATGCTGCCGCGCTCTGGCGACTTTAACGTGTCTCAGATCATCATCAATGACCTGCGTATGAATGTTAAGAAAATCCTGCTTGATGACACACTGCCGCCCGACAATATGAGCGCGCGGTCTGCGACAGAGATTGCCGAGCGCATGAAAGAACTGGCGCAGAACCTCGGCTCCGCATTTGGTCGCTTGATTACTGAGACTATGGTGCCGATGATCGGGCGCATCCTTTACGTTATGGATGAGCGCGGCATGATTGAGATGCCACTCCGCGTCAATGGCCTTGAGGTTAAAGTCACGCCAATCAGCCCGATTGCGCAGGCGCAGAATATGGGCGACATTGAGAAGATTATGCAGTGGGTGCAAATGTCATCCGCGCTTGGGCCAGAGGGTCAGATGGCGGTCAAGACTGGCAGCATTGCAGATTATGTTGCCGACAAGCTCGGTGTGCCAGCCGAGTTGCGTACCACTCCAATGGAGCGCGAGCAAATGATGGAGCAAGCCGCACAAATGGCACAGATGGCGGCTCAACAGGGAGCGTTGCCACCAGAGGGCGGCGAACAGTAAATGAACCCAGACGGTTGGGAAGGCCTGCAAACCGCAGAGCCTGATTTTAAAGAACAGGTAGATAAAGATGACGTTGATCGTCTTTATCTGCGCGTCTTTGGCAGTGACGATGGGCAGAAGCTGCTCACCCATCTGCGATCACTGACAATAGAGCAGCCAACGTGGTATCCCGGCGAAGAGGCCAGCCACGGCTATGCTCGCGAGGGCCAGAATAGTCTGGTTCGTGAAATTGAGCGGCGTATCAAAAGAGCGAGAAACCTATGAACGACACAGATGGACTGTTGGCCGAAGCCCAAGTAGAGGGTGACGACAACCAACAGCAAGCTGAAGAGCAAACCATTTCACATCAACTACCAGACACAGAGCCGTCACTCGATGACGTGACTGTGGCAAAAGAAGATGAGGAAGTGGAGCTTTCAAAACCAGAGTGGTATCCCGATAAATTTTGGAATGATGACGATGGGCCAGACCTTGAAAACCTTGTCAAGTCTTACAACGAACTGCAAAAAAAGTTTTCGCAGGGCAAGCACAAGGCTCCAGAACAATATGATGAGGCTGTATTTAAAGATGCAGGCATTGGTGACGATGACGAACTGTTCTCGGCTTATCGAGACTGGGCGAAGGAAAACGGCATTAGTCAATCTGCGTTTGAGGATTTGGCTTCTAAGTTTATTAGTATGTCTCAGCTTGAAGCTGAACAAGGCCAAGTTTCGTTTGAAGAAGAATATAAAAAGCTAGGCAACAATGCCGATGCAACCATTAAGTCAATGACTGACTGGGCGCAGGGCTTAGTTCGCAAAGGCGTTTGGTCTGAGGCTGACTTTGAAGAGTTTAAGATTATGGGCGGTACAGCCCAAGGCATCCGCGCTCTGCAAAAAGTTCGCTCATACTACGGCGACAAGCCAATCCCTGTTGAGGTGGGGCCGATTGACGGCGCACCATCTAAAGAGGAGCTTATGGCGATGGTCGGCAAGCCCGAATATAACAGCGACCCGGCGTACCGCGCTAAAGTCGAGAAGATGTTTGAGCAGGTCTATGGGTCACAAGAATACTCACCTGTTTAGTGTAAATGCGGCAGTTGTTTACAACTGTCGTATTTTTCTATAAAATCACCCTTGACAGACAATCGGCTTTCGACCTGTCACAAAACGCTTGGGGGCGTAGCGTATATGCTCAAGCCGCAGCCCGAAAGGATACCTGCTAGGCGTCAAATCGTGTTTTAACTTTTACAAAGGAATAGGAAAATGGCAGTAGGCATTTCCAACGCTTTTGTGCAGTTGTTCGATGCCGAGGTTAAGCAGGCATACCAGTCGTCACGCGCACTGGCAGGCTTAACCCGCGAGCGGGCAAATGTCGAAGGCAATCAGGTGAAGTTTCCGAAGATCGGAAAAGGCACCGCAACAGTTCGCGTTCCGCAAACTGACGTTACACCACTCAACGTAACTTACTCACAAGTTACAGCCACAATGTCCGACTACATCGCTGCTGAATACAGCGACATTTTCTCACAGCAGAAAGTCAACTTTGACGAGCGCCGTGAGCTAGTGCAGGTAGTTGGTAACGCAATTGGTCGCCGGATGGATCAGCTTGTTCTTGATGCCCTTAACGCATCAGGCACATCACTGACTGTCGCAACATCAATTGGTGGCGCTGGTACAAACATGAACATTGAGAAGCTAATTGAAGCCAAGAAGCTGCTTGATGCGAACAACGTACCATCAGAAGGTCGTTGCATGATCATCCACGCCAACAACTTGGCTGGCATGTTAGGCGAAACCGAAATCACAAGCTCAGACTTTGCAACTGTAAAGGCTCTGGTCTCTGGTGAGGTTGACACCTTTATGGGCTTCAAATTCGTGACACTTGGTGACCGTGATGAAGGTGGCTTGCCACTGCCATCAACCCGCACTTGCTTTGCGTTCCATCGTGACGCAATCGGTATGGGTATCGGCATGAACCAAAAGTCTGAGATCAACTACGTTCCTGAGAAGACATCCTTCCTTGTTTCTTCAATGTTCTCCGCTGGTGCGGTTGCCATTGATGACGAAGGCATTGTCAAAATCTCAGCAACTGAATAGAAAGGAGTGTAGAAAATGGCTTTCTCTTCAGCAGGATGGAACGTGATCGGTGCGGCTAAATCTGGCAACGCACCTAGCATGTACACTTACACATCAGCAGACGCAATTGCGACTGTGAACACCGAAGGTTATTTCAATGACTTGTCAGACACAGTGGCAGTCGGCGATGTGATCTTTGTTCACGACAGCGCGACACCAACAATGTCAATCGTTGTTGTTCTGTCAAATGCCGCTGGTGTTGTTGACGTATCAGACGGCACGGCTGTTTCAGTCGCTGACGCTGACTAACTTTGAGCGGGGCTGGGCAACCAGCCCCTCTTTCCTTATTCTTGGAGTGGCTCGATGGCGGCTGGTGACACTAAATTATCTATATGTTCCGAGGCTCTGATTATGCTGGGCGCTGCGCCTTTAACATCATTTGCCACCGGCACTGACGAAGCGGTTGTTGCAGACCGCCTCTATGACGATGTGCGCGACACGCTCTTGATGCAATATGCTTATTCTTGGTCTGTGCAGAAAGTGCAGTTAGCGCAGCTTGCCAGTACCCCAATCAATGAATGGAAATACACCTATGCGCTGCCCGGCGATATACTGGGCAACCCAAAGGCTGCATTTAACGTAAGCTCTGTAGGTGCGCGGCCAGTTCGAGATTTTGAAATTTACAATCTTGGCCTTTACACTAATTACGAAACGGTTTGGATTGACTACCAGTTCCGGCCAGAGCCAGCAATATTTCCGCCGTATTTTGTGCGCCTGTTAAAGACGGCGCTGGCGGCTGAGTTTGCCGAGCCAATTACCGACCAGATAGCCAAGGCTGATTATTATCACGCAAAAGCGTACGGCTCACCGTCTGAAAATATGCGCGGCGGTTTGGTTCGCGTGGCTATTAACATTGACGGCGCTGACCGCCCGGCACAGCAAATACAAGAGTTCCCAATTTCAGATATAAGGTTCTAGCATGAGCCGCATCATCCAGATCCAGAACGACTTTACCGCTGGCGAGCTTGATCCAAAGCTGCGGGCGCGTACTGAC